TCCACAATCCATTACGAAGGAGCAACATGAAAGAAGATAATATATATAAAGCAATATCAAAAGCACAAGGGATGATTGGTTCAGTAACTAAGAACGCAAAAAATCCTTTCTTTAAATCTAACTACGCAGACTTGAATGAGATACTCGAACAAGTCTTGCCAGTCTTACAATCAAGTGGCATAGTATTAACACAATGCCCACAGATTACTGGCGGTCAGATTGATGTACTTCATTCACGACTTACATTAATAGACAAGCCCGAATCATTTATTGAATCATCAACTAGATTGTACTTGCCAAGTGCTGACATGCAGAAGTACGGTTCAGCTATTAGCTACGCAAGAAGGTACTCAATTCTTAGTATGCTAAACCTAAGAACAGAAGATGATGATGGTAACTCTGCAACTAAGACACCAACACCAACGCAAAAAAAGAACATGGCTATTAACAAAGCTATGGATAAGTTAGACGAAGCACACAAGAACAAAGATTTAGAATCAGCCACTAATATATATGAGTGGGCAGTTGATAAAGATTTTGTTCAAGTGATTGACAAACACATTAAATTATTTGGAGAATAAAATGAACCTAAGTAAACAACAACAAAGAGTTTTAGATTTTATTAAACACAATAACTATCACATCAATCCGTTAGAGTCATGGAATAAATGCGGAGTCTATAGATTATCAGCAGTCATACACGAACTAAGAAAGAAAGGTTATGGCATTGATACATATGATAAGAAAGTACAAAACCAATATGGCGAAACTTGTACAGTTGGTGAGTATTATTTTGAGGAGAAAGAATATGTCTAAAGATGATGAACACTTCATAGAACTAGCAAACTTTCTACCACTAGAAGATTTAGCTAGGTTGATTGAAGTCAACCGAGATAGAATCATTGTATGGAATGAAGGTACTGCAACAATAGACAATCTATCTATGCAAAACCCAGTAACAATGAATGGTACATCTATTCAAATTACTGTCAATGATAGTGTATAATAACTATTTATAATAACAATCCGAAGGAGGATTAATGGACTACGATAACACAAACCGAGGTAGTATTTGGAAGAACCTTAAGAGAGAAACTGATAAGCACCCACACTTAACAGGTACTCTTAATGTAGAGGGTACAGAGTATTGGGTATCAGCATGGGCAAAGGATAAAGATGGTAATCCTAAAGCACCAGAGTTAACCTTTAGTATTAAACCTAAAGATGTACAGTCAACACCAGCCGAGCCATTCAAAGTTAAGGTTGAAGATGACGACATGCCATGGTAACTAAAGTTTCAAGCACTCGCAATGGAGCAAAACCATTGCGGGTTTACACGCTTGACGATGGTACACATTGGACTATAGTACAAATACTTAACAAAATAAAAAGCAAATGGAAAAATAAAAATGTTGCTTTAACTTTAGTAAGGGCTAGGATTCAGAAACATACAGACCCCGAAAAAATATTTGCTAAACCAATTGTTACTAGACCAAGAACTTTACCTACAAAAACAGAACAAGATATTAGCAGAGAGATGATGAACTTAGCCTTGAGAAGTATATGAAACAATACAAAATTAAATATCGTGAAACTTGCTACACAGAAGTATGGGCAGAAAGTATAGAAGAAGCAATCAAAATAATTAAGACACCAGACTATCGTATAGAACAATTGAAGAGAACATTTGTAGAAAAGTTAGAGGTACTTACACAAGTTAAACCAAATGAATTAGAAACACAAATGTTTGAAATCTTTAGATATAAATATAAAGGTAAGAAGCGTGGTTTAGAAACTGAACTAACTAACTTCACAAAACATAAAGACTGGCGACAAGTGTTACCTAAACTTGAACGCATGGATATAAAGTGGGGTTGTGAAACAAAATACATACCACACTTAGCAACATTTATTAACCAACGAAGATGGGAAATGGTAGATGATGTCAAGCCTACTGTTAATCCATATGGGGAACAACATAACTGGAGTGCAAAATGAACTATCCTAACAACTCACTTGATTCAGAAGAAGCAGTAATTGGTGGCTTACTTTTAGAGCCTAAAGTTAAACAGGTTATGGCAACTGGTTTAACATCATCAGACTTTTCTAATAAAAACTTAGGAACTTTATATGATTATCTTATAGAGATGACAGATGAAGAAGTAAACATAGATGCCTTAACTACTAGAGATTACATAGACAGCCAACACAATCATAGTGGTGAGTGGACTAGCTTTCCTTTCCTTGCAACTCTTATGGAAAATTGCACAGGCACAACTAACATGGAAGTCTATGCTAATCACATCCGTAATTGTAGAATTAATAATGATATTGATAAGCTAAAACAAACTATCAACTATGAGAACTATCAACAAACAATTACTAGCATACAAAATTTAGAACTTGACCTAGCTAAAGATGAAGAAGGTTCAATGATGAATGTAGTAAGCAAGACTATTGAATACATAGAAGATATGCGACTCAATGGTACTGGTTTATCTACTGGCTTTGACTCTATCGACTCACTTCTCGGGGGAATGAGAGGGGGTACGCTGACAGTTATGGCGGGTAGACCAAGCATGGGTAAGAGTACACTCGCACTTAATGTAGCTAACAACATGGCAAGTATGAATAAGAATGTATTGTTCTACTCATTAGAGATGCAACAAGTACAACTTATGATGAAGATAGTAGCTAGTGAAACAGACATCAACCTCAACAAAGTAGATAACGATACGCTTACTGAAGCAGAAAATGACCAATGGTATAGGGCATTAGCACAAGCGGGTAACAAAACAATGACCATACTAGACCGAGGCAATGTATCAGTCAGAGATATAGTATCTAAAGCAAGACAGATGAATGGTCAGACTGGCCTTGATTGTATTGTGATTGACTATCTACAGATAATGAAGTACGATAAAGGTAGAGAGATATCAGAACTAGGCAACATAACTAGAGAACTAAAGTATTTGTCTAAGGAACTAGACATACCTATAATTCTACTATCTCAGTTGAGTAGGGGAGTTGAGCAGAGGGAAAACAAACGCCCTCTTATGAGCGACCTACGCTCTTCTGGTGAAATTGAGCAAGATGCTGACTGTATTATTATGGTGTATCGTGATGAATATTACAACAAGGAAGAGTCAGAGGATAGAGGTATGGCTGAAATTATAGTAGCAAAGAACAGAATGGGTCAGATTGGCTGGGTCAAATGTAAGTTTGAGGGTCAGTATTCTAAATTCTCAGACGAAGAAATAAACATTTATAATAAGGAGTAGTATATGAATCAACAAGAAATGGATAGTGAAGTATTAAGAATCATCATTAATGTATTAAAAGAACAAACTAAAGATGTTGAAGGTGATAGCAGATGGCGAGAAGATGCTCAATGGTATTTGAATATGATTGGTGAAGCATTTATTGATGTTACTTCATGGGAGTTTGACAATGATAGTATTGAAGGTCGTGTTGCATACAAAGATAAGATATACGAATTTGGCACAAGCAATTTAAAGGATGAAAAAGATGAGTAAAATCACACAATCAGCAAGGGGTAAGCCTTGCCAAGTTAGATTACATGGGTGTATGCCCGATAATGAAACCGTAATCTTTGCACATATGAATGGTGGTGGCATGGGTAGGAAACAAGCAGACTTGTTTGGAATGTACGCTTGTTTAAATTGCCATGACATATATGATGGTCGTAAACATCTTGACCCTCCATTAGAATCAGAGTGGTTAGAGTTACAAATATTAAGGGCAGTAATTAATACACAAAAATTACTACACAGGGATGGTTTGATTAAGTTAAAATAGAAGATACTTTAATAAGAGGAGTAATGTATGGAAAAAGTTAAAGAGTTAATAGACACTGTTTTAAAAAATAAAAGTTTAACTGTATTTTTAGCTATCGTAGTGGTAGCATTGTTTATGGGATGGGTTGGTGGATAAAGAAAGCGACATTGTAAATAGCCCCTCACACTATACGCAAGGAAACATTGAGGTTATTGATTTTATCATTGACCAAAAAATGGATTACTTAACTGCAACTGCAGTTAAATATTTGTGCAGACATAAGCACAAGCATGTAGGTGAGGGTCAAATTGAAGATTTAAGAAAGGCTAGATTCTATATTAATAAATTAATAAATTCTTATTTAGATAATAATATAAAATGATTAGTAGAAGTATTCATAGAGATAAACCTAAAGAAGCAATATTTAAAACTTTAGTACAAGATTACTTCTTAGAGAATCCAACTACTAAAGAAGCCACTATCCAAATAGGTAAGACAAAAAGAACAGACGCTCAAAATAGATTGTATTGGTGTTGGGTAGATATCATGTCAAAGGAAATTGGTTATTCTAAACAAGAAATGCATTTACTTTTAGGCAATATGTTCTTAACAAAGATTGAATTTGAAACAAAAAATGGTACAAAAATATCTCAAATACCGTCAACAACAGATTTAAAGATTGATGAATTTATAGATTACATTTGCGAAATAGACATGCTGGCTGGTGAGCATAGTATAAAGTTACCACATAATGATGACTATAGAATTGTACTACAATATAATTAATGAGCGCAATCTTCCCCTTTCGAGTCCAATATGTAAAGATAGAAAGAGTTGGGAGTCGGGGCTTTGGTAGTCTTACCCGTCAAGAAACTGCCATATGACAGATGACCTAGACTCAATTCTTATACATGTTAAAGACGCATTAGAACTAGCAAGAGAGAAAGACGAACCAAGAGATATGGAAATAAGATTTATATTAGCACTAGCAGTTAATGAACTTGAAGCTTACAGACAAGAAGATGTCGGATATCAACATTATCCATCATCGTTTTGATATAAGTCCTGTACCAGCATCAAGACCTCGGGTAAGTAGGTGGTCTACATACTACCCAAAGAAGTACACTAAGTTTAAAACAGACATGGAAGCACTAACAAGTGAGTTGGATACAACTCCCTGTGAAACCTTAGTCTGTGTTTCAATAGACTTTATGGTAGAGATACCTAAGTCATGGTCAAAGAAGAAGAAAGAAAAGTCTGATAACACTTACTGTAATAACAATGCTGACATTGATAACTACATTAAAGCAATACTAGACAGTCTAAATTCTGTTTTTTTCGTGGACGATAAACAAGTTGTAGAAATTTTTGCTAGAAAGATTTATAGTAAAGACCCACATATATTATACAAACAAAAGGAGATAGTAGAAAATGACGAGGGCAGAATTATGTGAAGCATTGGCAGTAGATTACGCAAGAAGAGCTACAGTTTTAAGCATGAAGTTTGACGAGGCTTATAATATATATTTAAAAAGATGTGAAATAAGAAGTTACGAAAATCTATTGCAACAATTTAATCATGGTAGTTTATTAACCCTTACCTCAAATGTACTTAAAAAGTACAGTCAAAACGAATATATTGTTTCTGCTGTATCAGATGATGATTGTGAAGATGGTGTTTGTAAATTATAATTTATTGATTAAATAGATTCTATTTACTAATGTATAATTACTATTTTTAATTGAGTAACAAACATGAACGAAGCAACAGAACAGATTAATTTAAAGATTAACAAAAGAGATTTAAAATTTATAGATGCTAAAGCTGAGAGATATGGTATTAGTCGCTCATCTTTGCTAAAGATATTTGCATTAAACGGAGAGTTATCCGTTGCAAATTTAGATAGGGATAAATTAAGACTTCCAGTAACCTAATTGTTTGGGGGAACTTTCTCACCATGAGTACATTGTGGACACTATATCACCCCCTTAAGTATAATGGTATAGTGTGAGTTAAAACTGCTGGTGATGCGGGTATGTACAATCACCAATTTTATTTAGTCGTACTTTTTAGACCTTTTATATCTTTCGTTATAAGAATCATGTTGTCCATCGGGCAATATATCTAACATTCCACCACGCATCCAATTAGGTTTCCATGTGTCATCATCTTCTGACCCTTCAAACCTTTCATACCATCTAGCAAAGACATCTGACTTAGAAGCGTTGTCATCAGAATCAAAAGCATTTTGAATTTTGCGTTGATTGCCTGCTCCTATAACATGTGGTGGATTTTTGTCATAGATATTAGCATAAACAAATGCAGCTTGTGCATCATTGCTATCTTCTTGCTTTGTATCTTTTAGATAATCATAGTAAGATGACAGGTGTCCACCAGTAAATTGAAATAAACCATATCCTTTTTGTTCTTTAGTTGTATTTTCTATTTGAGTATAATCAAAAGTTTTTCCTGTTTCAACAGAAATATTACCAAGTAAAGCAGGTATTTCATCTTCTTGAAACCCTGCCTTTAGTAAAGAACTTTTTACATCTTCAATATTACTAGCCATATTAGCCAAACAACTGCTTAATATTATCGGCAATAGACAAATCAACATACTCATCTTTATTTTCTTCTGGTATTTTTTCATAGATTTGTTCTGTTGGATTCCATTCCATTGTAGGTTCTTTAACCCATGCTGGTTTGCTGCCATACATTTCCATAGCTTTACCATATCCTTCTTCAGTTTTCCAGAAGTCATCTGTTTCATCAACGCTCATGTTTCCACCTTCATCAGCTTTAAAACCCATAGTGCGTTCAGAAGGTTCTACTTCTTCAGCAGCAGCCCTACCACCATCTAGTTCTAAATCTGGATTTCCAGAAGCAACTTCAACAGGTTCGTTACTTGTTCTTTTCATCTTAGCAGATTGTTCGTCTGTGTTTTTGTCTTTATCAAAAGACTTTTCGTCTAATTCTTCTGCTGTTATTTCAACTGGTACTTTAAGACCTTCATCTGGCATCTGTTCCATTGCTTGTACAAAATCACCTTGAGAATTTCTATTACCTGTTAGGTTTCTTTTGTCAGCTTCATAAGCTGCAACAGCATCAGCAGTATTTCTTTCTTGTAGATTTGCTGATTCCATATCTGCATCAGCCATTAGTGAACCATCTGGCATTTCGTGCATGCCTTCTGGTACTTCACTTTTTTTCTTTACATTTTCATATGGAGTTTTTTCCATTCTTTCATTAACTCCATCAACGTATTCTTTTACTTTACTTTTAGCATCTTTAAAACCTTCTGCAAAACCTACAGTTGCTTTTGTTTCTGCTACACTTGATTTAATCTGTGCTATTTGTGCTTGTGCTGCTGCTATTTGTGCCTGTAGTTCAGCTATTTGTTGTTCTGGGTTCATTTTAATCTCCTGTGTTTTCTCTTGTTCCATATATCGGATAGCCGATACTACCAAACATGGATTTTTTAACTGCATAACCCATGTCCTCATCTTTTCTATATGCGTATGATAATTGCGATAACGATATAGGTGTTACTTTTCCAAACATCCAGCCCATCATATCTTTTGGACTTCCTCTTTCAAGAGTTGGGCCTGTTACAGTACCACCTGCAAGAAAAGTTCTATCATCTGTTCCATGTTTAACTGATACATATTCTTTTCCTAAAAATAATTCCATTGCAATTTTAGGCATAGTAGATGTTTTATTTAATCCAGTTTGCATAGGATTAGTTAACCAATGCATTGGTTCTGCAATTTGTTTTGACACAACCATTTCTTCACCGTTGCCTATATCTAATCTACCAGTTAACCAAAAATCTTTTAAATCTAATTCTGTATCTTCATCACCAAAACCTAAACCTTGCATTACATTTTGAGCCATCCAAGCCAACAATGATGTAGATACAAATGCTCTAGCCATGTAGCCCATGTATAAATTCCACTCACCCATTTCAACAGGTGTAAGTTTTTTACCTTTAGCAATTTTACCTACTAAATCTTTTGTCATTCCTAAACCACGAAATCCAATTCTAAGATTTGATATTGTCCAGTCTGGTGAAAACAAAACAAGGTTACTTAGTTTAGCTTTAGAAGGTGTAGTCCACAAAGCAAACAAATTATACAAGTTACCTTTAGGATTATCTGCATTTTCAATTGCTTTCTTTTGCCATGCAACAGCTAATTTACTATGTCTTTGTCCACCATAAGCATCATTTGTAAATTCTGCTGCAACTCTTTTTGCATCTGCTTCTGATAAAGGTTTCCAATCACCTAATCTAGCAATACCTTTTGGTTTTGAACTCATTAACCTTTCTTTCATAGTTAAATAAGTAAACACTTTAAGTCTATCGTGAGCAATATCCCAAGTAATTTTGTCAATACCAGCTTGTACTTTAGCTACTGGTGGTGCGTATTTTTCTAATAAAGACCTAACAGTATTATAACCAGCATCTACAAATTCATTAGCTTTTACACCTACTTCCACACCCTCTTGTGCAATTTCTCTTAAAACTTCACCATGAACAAAATCACCTTTAGTTTGTCTGCCTGTAACATTACCAATTTCTTTAGCACCCATGCCATCTGTATGATAATCGTATTGTCCATCCATTATTTGACGAACTTTTGCCATTCTTGCTTTACCAGCTTTTGTAAAATAAGCAGTACCAACACCAGAATATATACCAGATAATACTAATGCTTGTGCGTGAAACAAAGAAAATGATACTGCTAATCTTTTCATAGCATTATTAACAACTAAAATTTTATTAAGCAGTCCTTCACTTCCTATTTCTGGTGCGTAAAAATCATCAATAGCATTTTTAACTAATGGGTGAACTAATTTATTTTTAAGTGCTGGATGGTTACTAACTTGATATCCCATTTTTGCTCTTGCGTAATCTGCACCTTTTTCAGTCATACTCATAATAACACTAAACGCATCTCTTCCATCCATAACTGCTGTATTTTCTAATACTTTAGTTATATTTTTACCAGCTATTGCTTTTGACATAGACCTAGAATATGCATCTAATATTGCAAATACATCTGTTTCTAAATCTGGAAACTCTTTAGATAGTTCTTTAATATTTCCTACTAACTTTCTAATATCAGCATAAGTAGATTGGTCATCTAGTTTAGAACCTTTTTTACCCATAGCAATTCTAAATTTTTTGTATCTATCTGCATTAATTTTTTTGTTACGAAATATATGTGTTACATAATCTTGTACAAATTGTCCATCTTCAAGAACTCCTACTTCTTTTGCAGCCCTTTCAAATTTAATCATTAAATCTCTGTAAGCATCAACAGCTAATCTTTGTTCTTTGTTAAGATTTGTTTCTCTTCCAATTTTACCAAACTTACTTTTTGAAGCAGGTTTAGAATAATCCTCTATGTAAGATAAAAAATCTAACTCACTAAGACTAGAATCTTTACCTTTTAAAACTCTATGCAAAACATTTAAAGTTTTACCAGCTTGTATTTCTAATGATTTTTGTATGCCAATACTTTTATCAGCAACATTATAAACCCTAGCTTTAAGTTTAGCTTGTGCTAAATTAATACCTTTAACTTTACCTCTAAATAATAAACCACCTACTAACCCCATTAAACCACCAAGTGTTTTATCTTCATCAGCAATAAAATAACCTACACCTGCTCCAATAGCACCTGCTTTAATAAATTGTTTTGTGGTAACTGGTTTTAAATCTTTCATCTTTGCTTCAAAGATATAATCAAAACCACTTGAATCTCTTACTACTTCATTATTTTCTACAGCTTCTTTGCCCCAGTTTTTTTCACGATTAGAACCCCATTCATTTTGTTTTGTTGGTCTAAGTTTTTGTTTTTTTCTTTGTGCTACAGATAATTTAGCTTCTTCTATTTGAGCAATTTTTTTAAATGCAAGACCTTCTATTTCATCTTTAGTATATTTTTCTTTTTTTGTTTTAAGAATTTCTTTCTGTCCTTTTGCTCTTAAAACAACACCATCAGTTACTTGTTCTCTAGTTAACGGAGTATCTCCAGATTTTTTAGCAGATTTTTTTTGTCGTTCATCTATTAAATCAACTGCTCTTTCTTTCCAACGAGAAGCTCTTGATAAATTATCTAGTCCAGTAGGCAATATAACTTCTTTTGGTGTAGTTGTAGGCGACCTAAACTCTGGATTTATTTCTGGGTCTATTATTGATTCTTCTGTTGGTTTTTGTTTTGGTTTTGCATTAGCACTACCTGTAATTTTTCTATCATTTTTTATTCTGTCTAATTCAATTTTCCAATCTTGCCTTCTTCCTTTAGGTGTTTGCCAAGTTAAAACATTTTGACCACTTTTATCTTTTACTAATTTTAGTTGACCAAAAGTTCTTTGCATTAAAGTAATATTTTTTAATGCTTGTGATGATTCAGTTTTATCTCTTAACCAACTTTTACCAGTATTTTTTGATATAGCACCAAATCCTGTACCTAGTAAAGCACCAAATGCAATTCCACGTTCTACATTTTCTTCTTTAATATGACCATTAAATGTTAAATCATGTAATGCTTCATAAACACCACCATACATAGAGCCTTCTATTCCTCTACCTACAGCTGCTTTTGTTCTTTGTGCACCCACCATATTAACAAAACTTTTTGTGTATGTAGGTTGTATGCCTATGGCTCTGTTAACAGCATTAGTAACTTTAGTCATACCTGCTGCTGTAGAACCTGGCACTCTTAATAGTTGCAACAACAATAACTCTGGGTCTTTTAATATCATACCCGCTACAGTACCTGCAGTATAAGAAGGCTCATTAACTGCCATTTTTGCAAACTCCCAAAGACTAGATAATGTACCTAAATCTTCTGGAGTATAACCATATCTTTGTTGAACATCTGATATATCGCCACTTTTGTTATCATATGCATCGTACATATCAAGTTCAAATTGTTTCATAATAGCATTATTAGCTTCTTTATCTGCTTGTTCTAATGCATTTAGAGGTCTTGTTTTTTCCATATCTTCATGATATTTTGCTAAAGCAATAGAATCATAATATCCAACTGCTTCACCCCATTGTTCTACTTGTTCACCAAACCATCTATTTTTTTCTTCATTAGCAGAACCAGATTGTTTTTGACCCCATCTGTATATCATAGATTTAGTGTCATTAAAACCACCAAAAAATCCATTTAGTCCTTCATACATAGGTGCTGTACTTTTGTAGTATTCTATAGTTGCTGCTTTTTGTTCAGCATTTTTGTTAGAATCTATTGCAACTATTCCAACTCCTTCAATAAAAGAATAAGACATTAGTCTCCTACTACCCAGTTAGCAGTATTACTTGACCCATCAGCATCAGCAACATTTCGTCTAGCTATATCATATATTTCTTCTACGGTCTTATCTTTATAAACTGGCCTGTCTTTAATCAGTTGATATGTTCTTTCAACTTCATCATTACCACCAGTACCTACTTTTGCTAAAGCATTTTCTAACATTGTTAAATTATCTTTTTGTGTTGGATTTAATCCTCGTGGTGATTTTTGTAGTTCTATTAATGATTCAATTTTTATCATCATTTCACCAGCATCCATAGCTTCTAATTCATTTGGTCTAATTTGACTACGAAAATCTGCATTGATTGTCATTGTAGATTTTCCACCTGTAGTATCAAAATTTACAACAGATTGTAAAAAATTAACTATTTCATTATTTCCAAATTCCGATAAATCACTAAAGAAATCTTGTGTTAAATCTGCATCATTGCTCATTAATTTTTTAATATCTAATTTAGAATAATTATCCATTTTTAAACGATTTGCATAATTATCAACTTGACCTTGTAATTCTGATTTAGCATCAGCAAGCATTTGTCTTTGAACGGTTTCTGTCTTTTCTTTAAATTCTTTTTCATCTAAATTATATAATTCTAAAGCATATAATTTTACAACAGGTCTAGTAAATAAATTGTTTCCTAAAGTTTTACTAACACCAAGATAATCTTTGTCTGTACTTTTGTTTTTTTCTTGATTTGCTAATAATGCAGTTCTATATTTATCACCAAATTGCATACTAATATCAATAAATCCTGCGTTAGCAAAATCTTCTTTCATTGTTAATAAAGTTTTAGGGTCGGCTGGATTTAGTTTAGCATTCTTTTGAATAATACTTTGCATTGCTTTAGCTTTTTGTTCTTGTGCAGTTTCTAATCCTAATGCTCCACCTACACCTTGAGCAAGCATGCCACCTGCTAAACCAGCACCATATACAGAAGCTCGGCCGGGCTGTAATTGTGCTACAGAAAGTGCTTCATCTTTTAATTGAGCATCTTGTCCTGTTTCTATATCATATAAATCTAACATACCTGCCATGTATTACTCCTTATGTAAAGAGAGAAGAGAATTTACCAAAAATACTATCTTCTTTATCTTGTATTGTTTTACCGTCACTATTATATTTTTTACCTTGACCCATCATTCCACTATAATAATTAGACCTAGTATCTGCATAATTGTTTCCTGCTGTTGATACTGCACCAGAGCCACCACCAAAATTAGAACCTTGTCCTATAAGTCTACCCAAATCTGCTTGTGGATTAAGCATAGTTGCAACATTCATACCACCTTGACCAAAATTAAGTGCTTCTTGTCCTAGCATATTTCTATAATCCATACCAGTACCTATAGAAGCCATTTGACCAGCCATTCTATTTTGATTAATAGCATCTTCAGTAGCAAGACTATCGTAGTAACCTTGAGTTCCACCCATTCTTCCAGAAGCCAATGCTGATTCTTCGCCTTGTAATCTTGCTTGATTGTAAGAGTCAGCGTTCATATCTTCAAATCTTTTAAACTGTTCTTGTTCCATAGCGTATGGGTCTGCTGTTAATCTTGCTAGTTCCTCAGAAGAAGCAGTTGATTGTCCTAAAAAATTACCCATTAATGCTTGCATTTCTGGCGATAAAGATTGTAACATCAATTTAGTTTCTGGGTCAAAAGTAACAGAACCAGCAGCACTTGTACTATTCCAAGGCAATGACCTTTCGTAAGCTACTCTTTCTCTTTCTTCTTGATATGCTCTATTTTCTTCAGCAATCTTTTTTTGTTTATTACCAGTAAACAAACCACCTACTATATCAAAAAGGTCGCTTAAGTTTACACCACCATTTTTAGTATTTCGAGTTGATTTACTATCTTTTACTTGACCCCCATATGCTGCTTTATCGTAACCTTCTGCCATTTCTATCTCCTAATTATGATGCTCTTTTCCACATGTAAACTGTGATACTTCGTTGAATGTTGTTGTGTCCTACACCATCACCAGTAGTGCTTGTATTAGCGTTTGTAAGTGGATGGCTATCATCTAAACTAATCGGGCCATTCTGTTGCCCA